TGTCTAAATATCTAAGTATTAGATTTTATTAGATTTACCAATACAACTATAGCTATAACTCAATAAACCATTAGCTGTTGATTTAACGAGTGCATAAAGTTCACGATAAAGACCAATAAAGAATAAAGTAATTTTATTCTCAAAAGACTCATTCATCTGTTTAAGAACTAAACCTTTAAAGACAGTATTGGTAAAACCTTGACGGAAACCTTGGATATATTTATTATCATGACCGTTATTCATAGCATCATTTAAATAAATAGATGAATTAGGATTGTTATTACCGTCTACCGCCGCTGCTAACATATTAACATCACTAGCTTGTTTCATGATATAAGCACCAACACCAGCGAAACCTGTTGTCGCTAACAAACCAATAGGAACAACTAAGGAACCAGCAAGTTCTTTCCAGTTATCCTTATCCCATTCTTTTTTAACATTTTGTTTAGCTGCTAAAGAAATATTCTTTTCAGTTAATCGCTTAATGTCTTTTTTCATATTACGAGATAAACCAGTTAACTGGTCAGTATTAGGTAAAGAATCCAAACAATCTAATAGATTATTTAATGCTTTTAATAATTTATCTTTATCCATAACTGGTAAATTACGAGGTTCAGTATTTCTTACTTTACCTTTAAAGCCAGAACCCATATGGTGACCATGGTTCGTAGAATAAGGTGTACTAGGAATTAAAGATGCATTGCCTTTAGGCATTGGAATGGACATACCATTCAAATCAGAAACTTCCCATTCGTAGTAATTAAAACGATCACTTTTCTCACTGGTTTCTCTAAACGGAGCACCTAATGTAAAGAAGTTCTTTCTACTAACAGCAGCAGCTACTTCTTTTTCATTAGTCCAATCTAGTGTTTTATAGAAATCACAAGACTTCTCTAGATTAGAGAAATACTCATTCATGATTTTACCATTACCAAAGTAACGTTTAATACCTTCTTCAATGTTAGAGATTACTTTTTCAATAGCCAAATTACCACCAATTGTAATGGCTTTAGGGTTTCTAACAGTAACAGTTTTATCACTGACGATGTTACCTTTTTCAACATCTTTAATCATTGACTTAATAGTGTCTTTAACACGTTCGATGCGTTGAAATTCATCACCAAAGAATTCTTTAGTATTACGCCAGAAGCGAGCTAGGAAGTGGTTAGCTTCAGTAGACAGTACAGCAATACGGCTATCTAATTCTTCTAGTGCCAGTGTAATGGCATTACGAGAACCATGTAATGTAGAGAAAGATTCTGTAGAAATATGTACAGGGAATTCTTCCTTCAAACCATTCATTTGGTATGCCATACTGATGCGTTCAGAAAGAACTTGGTTAATTGTACGCATACTTTCAGCAGAGTATTCCATTTCATTTCGTTTCATGTCCATGTAAGTAACACGGGCAGATTCTAATGAATCAATGGTGTTTAATACGCGTGACAAATGTTTAATCTGTTCACCTTCAGCACCGGCTGCTTCTGGGTGTACTTCTTCTGGCTCTTCATATTCACCTTCTACACCAGAAGTTACCATGCTTTTATCTTCTTCTAAAGACAAATCAAATAAACTCATTTTATTTTCCTTTTAACTTTTTAACTTATTTTTTAACCACTAGGCGAGTACCTAGCAACATATAATCATTTTCCATTATTCTCTACCTTTACTTAATAGTCTTTACTATTATTTAATAGTAAATAATAAGGATCAGAACCCATGATGGTTCGAGTACCATACAGTACTTTCAACAATTCTACCAAATAACCAATACCACCAAACCCGATACAATGACGAATCAGATTAGCAGTATTGATTTTATTTGGTTCACCAAATACAATGTCATCAAAGTTACCATGTAGTTCTGGAACATACTTAATAATAGAACCCAGTTCAAAATGAGTAATTTGATGTTCAGTATAAAATTCATCTTGGCGACGAGAATGTTGTTTCAATGTATATCTTGGTTTGTCTTTAGGTTGACGAACAATACCGATTTCTTTTAGAGCATCAGCAAATGCCATGAATTCATTATAACCCAATTTACCAGTAGAAGCGTAGTTACTTAACAGATTATACCAGTCACTACTTAATAGATTATAAGTAAGGTTGTAAACAGTCTCACGGTTTTTCAGTGCTTCTAAAGAACTACCTTTAAACCAGTCTGGATGACGTGTATAAGTTTGATAAACCATATCAACATCACCAATACCATTTAGAAATACGATACCAGGGCCTTTACCATTACAAACAGTATTAGGTTGGTTATAACCATTGTATTTCTTAGTATCTTGTTCAATCTCGTAGAGAGCATTGTAAACCAAACCATAAGTGGAATGAGTATTGTCTACTGGGAAACAGCGGACATTATCATCCGCACAGGTATTTCTTTTATTTAATGGGTACTGTTTACGTGGAATATAAATGACTTTCTTTTCTTGAATATGCATTTGTTATTCCTTTCTTAGTATTGGGTATTTCGTGCTTTTTCTTTGTATTTAGAAATCTGATACTCTAACTTCTGCATACGCTCAATAGCTAGGTCACGTTGGCGTTCAGTATAAGCGTCTACCTGACCATTAGCCAGTTGGCTATTCATGGCTTCCAATTCAATCTTAATAGATTCTACTTCTTCTTTAGCCAATTTGTATTTATTGTGTTGATAATCTACAATTGCCATACCAATATAATAGAATGGGTTAGTAGAAGCAGATAAGAAGTTATTCAAAGTACCAGATGGGTCTAGTTTATGTTGTTTAAACATTTTTGTTTCAGCACCATCTTCACTGATGACCACATCAGGAATCTCTTTTAACATCTTCTCAATTTCACCAATATTAATACTGGCCAAAGAAACCAATGCTTTGTAGAATTCTACAGTGTTTTCTTTAATGTAGTTAATTTGTCCACGTGAAATAACTTTTTCAGCTTTCAAACCACCTGCTAACTCATTTTGTTTAACAATAACATAACGGCAGTGTTTAGGAATAAAATCACCTACGAAATCAATTGTCTTACCTAGAGCCATGATTTGACCACGAGCATAAGTCATGGAATCTTTATCCACTGTTTTAGTAAAGTATTTTGTTACTAAGCCAATCAATTCATCTAAGTGTTTATCGCAGTTATTTAAGATTAAACCATAAGCTTGGAACAATTCCAGTTTTGCAGTACCACGTGGGTAGTTACGATGAATTGCTGCAAGTGTAGATTTATATTCCATGTTTTTACTGAAGTCTACATTTTGAGTATCTTGGATACAGCTTTGTACCACTTCAAGAGCACCATCACGAATACGATTACGTGTATCGATTAAGGTATCTGAAATATCATCAGATTTAAAGGTATTCATTAAACTACTTAAAATATTACCAAACATGTTAAATATCCTTTTTAAATAATAGGTGCAGAACCTTGAGAGAGCATTTTGAATACATCCATGTCGAATGAATCAGATTTAGCTTTCTTCTCAAGATAGTTCATAGAAATTTCAGATACATCGTCAATACCGTGATTGTAAATGAAAATACGTTGGTAGTCTTGATTATAAACAATCAGAGTCATGATACCGGATTCTTCGAAGAATTTATCACGAGCACGTTTGTTATCTAATTTAGCACCAATGGTTGCTTGAATACGTGTACGTGTAGCATCGGAGATAATCCAAGTATTAGCAACAGTACCTACAGAGAACTCACCAGTTAACATAGCGGCAGTTTTATTATTTACATTGCGGTTATGTGTTTTCTCGTAATAACCAGTAGTATCTTCTACTAAGTTACGACGGTGTGCTTCAATCAAATCACGGCAAACCAATAAGTCAAAAGCAGAATTAATGGTACCACGGTCAAAGTAAGCAATTAAGCGTTCGCGCATGGATTTAGGTTTCTTAGTAATACCTGCAATCTCAACCATCATGTTAGAACGAATAGATTTCAGTTCTGGTTTCAACAGGATGTTTACTGTGGCTTTAGCTTTATCACGAGAGACATCTACTGTCAAAATACGACCAGCACCTAAGTTAGCCAGTTTATTAATTTCTTCAGTCACATCTTCGTGAATAGAAGTAGATGCTACTTCACGGTTATTACGTTCATTTAAAGCAATATCACCAAAATCATCTTCTGGATTAACAGCAGGGTGGTAAGTAGTCTCTGTAGATACCTCTAATTTAGCCAAATATTTACTCGGTAAATCAGGAATCATTGCTGGTACACTAATCTTATTACTCAGTGTAGATAAGGTAGTATTGCCACTAACGATGGCCGGTTTATATGAAGATGTGGATACAACTGCTACTGTATCGCCCATCATGCTAACAGCTGCACCTACCGCATCGCGTGTAGGTGAGTATTTACCCAGAGCTTTACCAATGCTTACACCATTGATGGTATTATCAATAGACAAAGCAACAATATAATAACCTGCGTAGTTTGCTAGACCTGTCTGAATTAATGTACCCATATTCGAGTCATTAAGTAACTCTGTCTCAATAGCAAACGTAGGTCGTAATTGTAATTCTGTAGTGTATTGTGATAATGATTTTGAAGTGGCGCTATTGTAATCAGATGCAATCATTTTAGCAGCATTTGCTTTAAGCTGATTACCGATTGCATTGACAGCGGTCATACCCATATTTACAATATCCATAACGAATTCCTTTTTAGATAGAAAGGTTAAAAATAAAATGTCAGATTCTGTACATAGTGTCGAAAAGTTCTTAGAGCAAGAACTACGCGAAGGTAGGCTAACAGGACTTTCCGAAAAATTTCTTACCAATACCGTTGATTTTATAGACCATCTTGTAAAAATGAAACATGGTTTTAGTGTGTCAAGTGCAATGGCAGATACCTTTAAAGGTCCTAATATTCTTGCTAACACACCCATGATTAAACCAAATACCAATCAACCAGGATATATCTTTACTACTCGACCAGATTTAAACTTATCTTCTGCCAATATTAAAATTGAAAGAAAGATGATGCCATTACTAACAGAGAATAGAAATTCTCTTATGCACGCTATACGAATGATACTATCACCACGTTTAGCGAAAAGAATGGAAGAAATTGAATATGGTGGTTCACTAGGTAAAAGTGATTTACCACGTCATCCTAATTCTAATCTGGTCGACCCAAATTACCCTTTTATTGCTGTTTCTGATAACTTAGTAAAATCATTAACAGGATGGCCTTCTAGTGGTCTAGGTATCCATAGTACACCTGCCGGTATTCTAAAAGAAGTACACATCATGGCAGATGGCCCTAGTACCTATAATACAGAATATAGTTTAAACTTAAGTTTGCACGCCATGAAAGGCAGTGCTACTTTATATCTGTATTACTATTGGATTCAATATATTGGTTTTGTCTTATATCAAACATATGGCATGATGCCATGGCCTGAATATTTAGGTAACGGCAGAATGGACTACACTTGTAGAATCTATCGCCTCATAATGGATGAGACCCGAACGTTCGTAGAAGAAATGGGTGCGACTGGATATGCGATTCCAAGAAGCGTAGACATCGGTCCTTACTTCGATTATTCTAATCCAAGTGATAATCCAAGACCTTATGTTGATAGAACAGTAGATGTTGAATTTGCTTGTTCTGGTGCGATTTATTTGGATGAGATTTTAATTAAGCAATTTAATAATACTGTGACATTATTTAATCCAAATATGGCAAATGGACGACGTGAAAGATTCTACGTTAAAGTGTCTAAGAAATACCAACCAATATTTAATAACTATTGTTATCCTAGAATTAATCCTATTTCACGTGAACTAGAATGGTGGACAACTAAGGATATGGTAAAAGCCAAAAAAGATATTATTCTGTTAAGTAATATTGGTCCTTATTAATTATTAGAGGAATTAAAAAATGACTGAAGCTATACATGCCGATTTAATTTCGGATATTGTAGAAAATGTATCTAGCTATTCTGCTTCTCCAGCACGATTGCAACGAGATGCATTAAAGACTATTCAAAAAGTATTAGACAATGAACTCGGTATTATCTCGGCAGAAAACCCTGTTGCTTTATGTCTTGAAATGTCTGCCATGCAAACAGCAGGTGCTGTCAATAAAGCATGGTTATTAAACCGTAGACAATATCCTGTATCTGCTCAAACACATGAAGACTTATATTACCACTTAAGTGATTTAGATTGGGTAGGTGTATTTGGTTTACCGGCTAAAGCTAAGTTTGCTGTTTCGTTTGACTATGGTGAAATCCTACAAGTATTAAAACCTTTACCAGATGGTAGTGGTAACTTATTGCGGATTCCACGAGGTATGCGAATCACTGTAGGTGAAGTTGACTTTATGCTAGATTATCCTGTCAACATTTTACAATTAAAACATGGTGGTTTTAGGGTAACTTACGATACTACTGAAAAATCACCTATCCAAACATTGTCTAGTAATATTGCTTATCACGAAGTATCTCAAGCAATGGCTGGTGCTAAACGTCTTTCTATTGTATTGGAAATGATTCAAGTACGTGAGATTACTGTTGAAGATAATATCACTGCTAACATGAATATTACATTGTCTAAGACATTTGATGACTTCTACTACTATGCTCGGGTATTTCATGGTGATGGTGTTTCTAAATGGAAAGAGATGACGACTACCCATTGTCCTGATATTTACGATTTATATAAACCTACTGCTGTATTAAAACTAGTAGAGAATACAGAAGACTTTACTTTGTCGATGTCTATTCCTAAAGTATATAACCAATTAACTAATCCAGCTGCAAGCCCTGTGGTTTCTGGTTCATTAGGTGGTCGTGTTAAATTAAATATCTATACTACTTTAGGTAAGATAGACATGAACTTAGATGCATATACGCTAGACCAATATAGTTACGACTTTTTCCCACAAGGTTCTAAAAATCGTGACTACAGTGAACTAGATGAATTCAGTAGTGCGCTAACTTCTTTACATAGTGTTATTATCTTTAGTAGAGACTATGTTAACCAAGGTCGTGACCCACTGACCTTTGAGGAACTACGCAGCCGTGTAATTAATAACACTGTAGGTCCTAATGAAGTTCCTGTTAGTCATGTTGCATTAACTGACCATTCTTTAGATAGTAGCTTTAAGATTATTAAATCTGTAGATTATGTTACTAACCGTGCTTATTGGGCAGTACGCGGTATGCCAAAACCAGAGAACTCTGATTTGATTACACCTGCGGCGGCTTCCATTGAAACACTGACTACTACTATTTCAGGTTTAGTGGGTACGGGTACAGTGAAAGACAATGAGAAACGTGTAACCATTATGCCTAACTCCATCTATTCCATGTATAATGGTAAGATGTCTATGTTAGACCATACTGAAATCAAACGTATTTTTGACTTGAGTGCTGAAAATAGAGCAAAAGAAGTGAATAGTAAAGAAATGTTCTATTCACCATTTCACTATGTTGTCGATAATGAAGATGATACTGTTAAACTACGTGCTTATTATTTAGATTCACCTAAAGCCATTACTAAATACTACAATGAAAGTAACAATAAGATTCCTATCTCATTGACTGTTTCTGATAAGTATAGTATTCGTCGTTCTGAAAATGGTTACATTATCCGTGTGGAGATGAAATCTAATTCCGATTATAAGAAATTACCAGATGATAGACTTTGGGCACAATTGTTAGTTAAGCCTTACCAAGATAAAAATGATGTTTATTTAAATGGTAGATTAGTAGGTAAAAACAGTGATGAAGAACCTATTTTCGAATTTGAATTAGTGACTAATTTTGACTTAGATGATAACCATTGTTTGATTGTTAATAACTTATCTCTAAAAGGTTCTAGTGATTTAGATATTCCTATTGAGTTAGATAATAATTTTGAATTGTTATTTGGTTTTTATGGTAATGTAGATGGCTGGAGTCGTATTACTTTAGATGATAAAGTAGGTATCCATTTGTTAGAGAATGACGCTAAAGTCATTTTGAGTGAAAGTATCCGTATTCGTTTAGGACATCATTTGAAATGGTTATGGTCTCGTGCAAGAACATATGCTGATGAAGTTATCTATAAACGTTATACTGAAAACATTCCTATGTTATACGAAGAAGATGTATATGCTAAGGATGCTGTAACAGGTTCTATTATTAACATTGTAGATGGTGCTGTTAAATATAATCTAGTACACCGTAAAGGTGAGCAGATGGTAGATAACGATGGTCAGTTGGTTTGGAAACACCGACAAGGCGATATTATGCTGGACAATAACGGTCAACCTATTATTGATAGACCTCGTGACATTATCCGTCGTTTAGAACTGATGGTGATTGATGCTACTTATTGGTTTGCTACTGACGATATTGCAACAGAATATCGTAATGAATTAGTAGACTTGTTTATCGACTGGATTGTTTCTGACTTAACACCGATTAATGAGAAAACACTAGAGCAAACTGGTATTTATTATTATCCTTCAGCGACTATGGGTCAGTTAAAAGTAATGTATAACGAAGGTATTGAGACTTATATCAATGCATCACAATCGTTACAAATTAACTTAACTGTATCTCGTCAAGTATACAATAACATTGATGTGGTTAATAAAATTAAAGAAGCTACTATCCGTGTATTGAATGAAGAAATCAGTAAAGAGACAGTTTCTGTTTCTACTATTGTTTCTAAACTCGTAAAAGAACACGGTGATGATGTTATTGGTTTAACATTAGGTAACTTAGGTGGTAGTGACCGCATTATTTCATTTACCGTACTGGATGAAGGTAAACGTGCTACTATTCGTAAGAAACTGACTATTCAATCAGATGAAACATTATCTGTTGATGAAGATGTTACTTTCAACTTCAAAGTACATAGCAGCGAAGAAGAAAGAATTAAATCACTATAAGAAATATTACTCTACTACCCAATTAAGGGTAGTAGAGTAATTATCTTTATGCTCTAAATTCTTCAGCTACTGTTTTACATTGTAAACCAAATTGACGTACTAAATTATTAATCTCTTTAGAGAACGTTTCATTTGGTTCAGATTCACTGTATTGACCTAAGAAGTCTAATACCAACGCCATTGCATCTTTACAGCTATTATAGAAAGTATACAATTGATTATAGGCTACTACTTTGGTCAAGAATGAATAACTAATATAACGAATTACTTCTTTAGTTAAATTATTCAAAACAGACAATGCAGCGTAAGTATCATCATCTTGTCCTTTAACTAAGTTATCTTGAATAGATTTAGTTAAGACATCATTATACCAATCTAGATAAATCTTAGTACTACTTACGTCACTAATTAACAAACTAGAAGCACCAACAATCGTATGTTCAAGTCTATTGAAGTTAGAATTCAGGATTCCTAAGCATTGCTTACCAAATAAGCTTTTACCATTGGTATCTTTTACTATAGGTTTAAGCACTTCATCGATAGATTTACGATTCCAATAGTTACCAAATAGCAATCTATTCACTGTATTAGTTGTAATAGCAATTTGTTTTTTCATTTCTGTATTAGCTTCAGAGCTTCTTATTTCAACCCATTGTGCAATACTATTATACAAACCACTTAACTCATGTCCACAGTTATCTAGTTTCTCTGTAAAACTTTGATCGAATATATCGCCATTTAAATAGATAACATCCATTAAATCACCAATGCGACTACTATTTACCATGTAAGCAAGATAACTAAATGGTGAATTAATTGTTTTAAAGTTAGACTCGATAAACTCTTCTAATGTTACTTTATTAACTTTAGGATTATCGTATTCGTTGAATAAGAATGAATAACCAGCTACCTCTGGGTCTTGTTTAGTATATTCAGCTACACAATCATGTCGTGTTTCTACAGCTTCTAATACTTCTTTATCGTAAATGGCTAAATTAAGATCTTCACGAGCTTGTCGTTTTTCTTCTACTAATTGTGCGTAGATTTTATCTAGAATAGTACGAACAGTAGTTAAACGAAGTGACAGACTTTCACCCTTACCATATACTTTACCCAGTTTATCATTAATCACCATAATGGCTTGAGGCTCTAAGCTATCACCTTCCATTGGTCGGTTATCACCATAGGTTAACAAACGCAATGCGGTATTATAGTAATCATTAGCCAGTTTCTGGTTAATCGCACATTCGTTTGTACAAATCTGTTCTTGAATAGTCTCTTCAGTTTCATCTAACAAATGATGAGATGGTGTAGAAGTATATTCACTTGCTTCTTCTAACTGAATATCTGGTTGAATCTCAATTATCGTAGTACGGTCTTCACGAGAGATACATCCTTTATCTTTAATAAAGACTAACATATTTCGTAAAGATTCATTAGAAGATTCTAATTTACTTACTTCATCTTCAGAATGTTCTACTTCTTTTAATTGCTCTACAGTATTGTTAATTGCTTCTGTAGGGGCATTTAGAATCTCTTCAATAGAAGTATTGCTTTTATTAGTAGTAGGTTCAGTATCAGAAGACTGACCTGATGGTTCGCTACTTTCTTTATGTTGTTCAATTGGGGTGGTGGTATCTACATCATCCCAAGAATACTTATTACTAGACATAATAGTTTCCTTTTTATTTCTATGAAAATGGTTTTACACTCATAGGTTTTAGATAGAAAGGTTAATAAAAATGAATTTATTTAGTGACGTTGTGGAGAACGATTATAAGACTGGCCCGTATTTCATTCCTAATCATATTGGTTTAAGTGAAGATGACCAAAAAAGATTAAGTGAGATTCGAGAAAACTATATCAAAAGAATCCAAAAAGAAAACAATAACACTCAATCAAAATAGTTTTAAATATAATTAGATACTCCTACTTAATTGTAGGAGTATCTAATCTATTTTACGTTTTACTTACTAGAACCAGTGGCTAAGTTATAAGCAACACGTGCTACTTCTTTAACACCTTTGCCTGTAGCTTTTGCCGCTGCAACTAAATCAGAACCTAAGTCTTTCAATGCTTGTTTACGATTTTCAGATTTACGTTCGTCTTCAGCTTCTTTCTCACGCTTTTTCTCTTCTTCTCTTTCGTGACGTTTTTCAATCTCTTCATCTGTTTCTTTATTCAATGCTCTGGAGTATTGGGCATTTTCAGCCTGCTCTTGATAAGCATCGAGTTCTTTAGCAAATTGAAAGATACCACCTTCGGTAGATACATTACTATTTGTATCTAAATCATTATCGTTTTCAGGATAATATTCTTCAGGTGTATTTTGTTCATCTTCTGCACCAAATGAATCTAAACCAGAGATAAACGGTTTATCAGTATTGTCTTCTTCAATATAATCAGATGCATTATTTTCCATATCTTCACTAAAAAGATTCATTTCTTAATCCTTTCAGTCTTGGTTTAAACGATTAAAGATATTGATAATACCTGTTTTATTGGATTTAAAGAATTCTAAGTATTCTTCAGACACATAATCTTCTACGCTAAATAATACTGACAGTAAAGAAGTACCATTACCATTAACTACTACAGGTTTATATTTAGCATTGTAGAGCATGGTAAATAACTTTTTAGTTAAATCCATACACATACGGATATCCATTAATACATTTTCATTAAATGTAGAAATTGTTTCAGATACAGGGCCTGTTACATATTGATTATATGTCTCTTCAGCAGTATCATTACCTTCTACGATATTAATGTATTTTACAGATAGTGCTAATGCTAATGCAAAAGAAATACCTTGTAAGCGAGATTCTTGTTGAAAGTTAGAATCAGCTAATGAACGAATATCGGAATAAACTGACATTTTTATATCCTTTTTATTTTAAATTTCTTAAATCATGAGCGGCAACAAATAAACTATTGGCGCTTAACTTTTCTAATTCTTTATAGAATTCTGTTTGAGACAATAATCGACGGTGTGGACCAATAACCATATCACCCAGCATACCAACAAGCGATTTATTTTCTCTGTATTTAGAAACGATTTTATCAATAGTAGCAATACCATCACGAATACGTTTACCTACTGCTTTATCAATTTCTTTATCTTTAAGCATAGACACCATATCGTTACGCATACGACCAAAACGATTAATGTCTGTATCATAGGTGCCACCACCAGAGTTTGTGTTGCCTGCTAAAATATTAAGTATACCTAAACTACCAAGCATTAACATTATTGGAGTAGTTACAGGGTTAAAAGCTACGACACTACCAATTACCCAACCTACACACATGAAAAGAGAGAAACCAGCAAGAAACTCATTAAAGAGATAACTAATAGTATTTCTAGTTTGTCTAGTACCATAGACGACAAACATCTTATTCAATGCTGTAGTAATTTCAGCACCTGCACCACAACGCACTGCGAATTTATCAGCTAAGTGTTCAGCGTTTACTTCTTCATACTCTCTTTGTTTCATCAGAGTTTTAGTATCTTTAACTTGGTTAGAGACAAGTGCGGTAACAATCACTTGTTTATCTTTACCAGCTAATTCTTTAACGTCTACTTTTGTTAAAGTATTGTCACTATCATTCCATTCTTTAAGAATGATTTCTACTTTTTCAGTATCTGGTGTATTAGCAATACGGTTAAGTGTACCTAACATTGGTAGGTTAATAGAATAAGTATGTGCAGCTAATGCAAAGTAAGAGAACATATGTCCTACTTCATGCAAAATAACAGCAGATACTTCAGCAGGCGTTAGAGCTACACGATAAACATGGCTAGTATCCCACATCATCGCTGGGTCTAAGAATAACTCTACTTTAACATCTTGGAAAACACCACCAATTTTAAAGTTCTTAATATCTACGAATGCTTCTATTGTACCTTTTTGTTTTTTCAATTCTTTATTTTCGTAGTATTGTCTATAAATATTATCAATCAGAGTATGGTTTTTATTTAAATCAGGCGGCATCATTGCAAAGCATTTATATTCTGCTGAAATAACAACATTAATACCTGTATATTTTTTAATGACATCAGTAATCTTTTTCTGATTTTCTTTATCTCGATAAAATGTACGAGGTGTTTCAGTTTCTACAATATACTTAATCGTACTTGTCAATTCTTCATGAAAACCTGATTTTATCATTGACCAGTTGTTTTCATTAACCATCATCTCGTTAGATAACTCTAACGACCCATCAAATAAACTCATTTTAACTATCCTTTTAGTATAACGTTATACGGTGTTCTCATATTATCTTTCGTTTTATTTGGCTAATATATATTTTTGCATTTAAAAAAATATGAATAGACTTGACTTTATAAAGGAAAAGAAAATGGCCGAAATAGTTGGCACTCAATGCCGTAATGTTATTTACTTAGCAAACAATGCTGCTAAGAATGCCGTCTTAAGTGAAAAGATTGGTAATAGAGAAACAGATGTACATTTGGTTAAGATTACAGACTATCTCGATGATGGCACAGTAGATAGAAAAATCAAATTAATTAAAAACTTTAAGAAGACTTTCTGGGTATGTACGCCTAAGAATAGAAACCATAAACAAAAGAAAGAGCGTTTTCCTATTTCAGAATGTGAAGAGATTCGTGTACCTAGAAAAGAGATGTTAAATGCAGCAATGAATTCTCTAGGTATTAAAAACTTTGGTCAACGTATCTCTCCTTCTGATATTCTAAGAGGCCCTTATGTTTACGGTACTGATTTAAGTTCATCTGCTGAATTAAAGTATAAATATAACCATGGTGAATTAGCCAGTAAAACCGAGAAGTTAGCAGACGTAGCAGCATTTGACGTGGAAACTAATATCCGTAATAAAGAGAAATACGAGCATATTGAAATGGCGACATTATCCATGAAAGATATTGTTGTTACTGTAGTAGATATTAATTTTATCCGTGGTAAGTTCCCTAATATCTCTAAAGAGAAAGCATTAGAAACTTTATATAAATACGATGAGATTTATCTAGGTGAAGTAAACAAAGAAAGAAACATTAAACAAGAGTTTTATGTAGTGGATTCTGAAATCGAAGTCGTTAAGAAAATATTTGAAAGAGCACATGAGATTAAACCTGATTTCATTAGTGCTTGGAATATGGATTACGATGTACGCAGAACCATTGAAGCTTGTGAAAGAGCCGATGTTAAAGTATCTGATATATTATCCGACCCATCTGTACCTCCTGCTTTTAGATTCTTTGATTATAATCCTGGTAAAGAATCTGCCTTAAGTAAAAAAGGTGTATGGAAAAACTTAGCTAACTTTGAAAAGTGGCCACAAGTCAATGTGCCTGCTAGTTTTACTTTTATCGATAGTATGTGTTATTACTATAACTCTCGTAAACATAAAGGTAAGTTACCTAAGTATTCATTGGATTATATTTTGTCTATTGAGTTTCCAGATGAGATTAAACCTGGAATGTCTGAAAAAGAAATTGCTAGGGCTAATCGAAACAGTAAGATTCGTAAGTTAAAATTTGACGAAAGTAGTCATTTGATTGGTACTGTGGATTGGCATATTTTCATGCAAAGTAATTATCCATTTGAATATGTTATCTATAATAAATTCGACTGTATTGCATTAGAATATTTAGATGAACAAACTATGGATATTTCACATAGTGTCGTATCAGCATGTGAATCTAGTGATTATAAAAACTTTGATTCTGAACCTAAACGATTAGCCGATGACATGCATTGGTTTAATCTAGAAAGAGGTTATGCTTATGGTACAGGCGGTGCAAATAATGAAATACCATTAGACAGTGAGTTAATTGGTCGTGATGATTGGATTATTACATTGCGTGCTGATTTATTGATTGCTGAAGGTAATAATCTATTTGAAGATGCCCGTGGTTTAAAAACATTAGTATTTAGAGACAATGCTGACATTGACGTAACATCTAGCTATCCAAATGGCAATAGTGCCCTAAATACTTCTCGTGAAACCATGACTAAAGAGTTAATCAGTATTGACAATGTAGATGAAAGATGGAGACGACAAAGTGGTATTAACATGAGTGGTGGGTTTGTTAATGCTGTAGAAATATCTTGTCAATTATTTAATGCACCTACGATGACTAGTATGCTAGAAGAATATAGAAGACAAAAAAATAACTAAAAAAAAAATAGACTAGGGGATGTTCTCCCTAGTCTATTTACTTATCCTTATGTTTAACCCATAATAGGTTTGAACATATGGAAGTTTTCTTTAATGTACTCTAAGCGATTTTCCACATCTGTTTGAACTTCATAGCGGTCTTTACAAACCTCTAACGATTGTGGATATACTGATACAAGAACGTCGACAATGTTCTCTACGGTTTTGAAACCAGTATTACCACGAATCAAGTCAAAACAATATGCGTCTACTTCAGCTTCGTACTGAATCTGTTTGATTTCATTAGCGAGCTTTTGTTGTTCCACATTGTGGAAGTATAAATTAGACAACTCTGCATTAACTTCACGAATGGTGCGACCACCAATGAAGAAATTACGGAATTGAACCACATGGAGTTTCTCATGTGGAATGATGTTCTTATCAATGTTGCTGAACTCTTTAGTTGCATTTCGTGCATTCTTAGAGAACAAGCTCATTGTCTTAAAGATGATGTTAAGAGTTGGGTTGATATATTTAACAATGATTTTATCTTTGTCAGTAAGATAACCACCGAAGAACATCAAGTTTGTCATCAACTCTTCTTCAGAGTCTTTATGTAGAAGAGAGA